GGCCACCCGGCCCCCTGCTTATTTTGTCGCTCTTTACAGAGTGTTTTTAGCTTTACCCTAGTTTTTAGATGTGATTTATAACCACTATTTGGTTCTCGATTGCGCGCTCGAGATTGCAACCATAGCGCTGGCGATTGGTCGTCGCCGATATGACGGTCCTGACGGACCTGATACTATTGTATAATTATTAGCCCCTCAACCTCGCGCTTTGTTTTTGCGCGTTGCTCTGAGGTATAAACATTACTGCTTGACCATGCTTACCTGAATTGGAGAGACTATTTGGTGAGGTTTCAGCTGTTACCTAAATCGACTTGTCGAACCACAGAATTGATCCTTCAGGATAGGCTGCGCCTTAACGGGCAATACTAGTCTTTTTCTACAGCCGTTTTTCTGAAAAACAGTGTCTGCCGTGTCCGTAGTGGGTTTTTATCCCACATGCGGGTCGGTAATAACGAGAAGAAACGGCAGCGGTGCTATCCGAGATATGCCAAGCAACGGTTACATCGCGTTGAGTCACACTTTGTGGCCCTTACTGACAAAAAACTGATGCTTACTGCGACTATGGATAACAACAATATCAATAACAATACTAATCCTGGCGTTGCGGAGGGTGATTACCTCCTTGAGACGGTCGTGCCGGGAACGCCTGTGTGGCGCCCGATGGAACCCGTTCTCACCGCTGTGGCGGCTCCGCCAGATTCCTACGACTTCCCCCCCCTTACTCACTTTTCTTACGTGTCCACCACCAATAAGTGTGTGGGCGTCTTTACGAAGAAGTTCGCCGAAGAACTCATTCTTGAGCTTCCTCCCCTACGCCAACCTGCCTCTCACTGGCGGTTGGTCGCTGATCTGTGGAATGGCAGCTCAACCGTGTCCCATAGGTTGTATGTGCCCTGTGAGCCTAGCCACCCCCGCTCCTGCCCGTACCACTGGATAGATACCGGTGTATCTTATTGCGATCGGTGTGCGAAGATCTATGAACCAAACTGCACCATCGAGTATGCCGACGACGGCGGCCCGTGCTTCCTTCATGTCACCCATGACTGTGTCGTTAACGCCGCCATGGCGTCCGACAACACTCTATCTGAGATACTGTCTGCTCTTTCGTCGGACGGTGTCCATCTCGACATCTTAGACATGGTGGGTTATCTCTACCAGATATTCACCTCTAAGACCATCTTGGATGCCTGTGTCGCTCTATACCTTGCGTCGAGGCGATATGGAGTTGTGTCCACTCTGCGAGCCACCATTCAGGACCTCACCGGGTCCCAAGTCGACGTTGAACACCTTGAGGACGGGTGTTTCGCCTGTTCTGACGTTCCCACTGGTGGTGGTGATGATCTTTACGATGGCGTTGGTGGGCGACTTGCTCGTCTATACCCCTACCTACGCAACCAGGCTGCCATCGCGGCGATCATTTCGATGGTTGACGCGTCGTTGTTGCCCTTTGTTCCGAAGCCTATAGGGATCGTTATAGAGGCGCTTAGCGATAAGGCTCCTGGCCTCACTGGCCAATTGATCGGCTCTCTTAAGTTCCTTACGACTCTTCGCGAGTATGCTCCTTACCTGATGAGTGGGAAGATCATCGACCTCCAGTCCGTGGTCGACCCCGTCGGTAAGCTAGCTTTGCAGGTTCAGACCATACATGAGCGTGTGATCCGCGAGGGCAAACCCGAGCTTATGGATAGGCAGATCGTCGAGACCCTGAAGTCGCAGTGCACTAAGCTCATGTGCGACCCGAAGCATAAGGAGAAGTACACCCTTTTGGCCCGCGAACAGAACGTGATCGTCGAGCTACAGGCGATGTTTAACCTTTCCGGCGATATGCGCCTCACTCCCACTGGCATTTTCATCAATGGACCGCCGGCTATCGGGAAGGGTACGCTTGTCCACTCGATTTCGGTCGAGATCGCACGCTTGGAGGGCATTCGTTCCGGCGTCCCGATCAACGTAGACAACCACCGCGTGTATGGCGTCCAGGCTGGTGAGAAGTATATGGAGCAGTTAACCCCCACGATGCCCATAGTGTGGAACGATGCCGACGCTTTTAGTAACCCTAAAATCAGCGAGGAGATCCTCGCCCAGACCTTGGCGTGCGTTTCGAGCGACCCTTGGAAGCCCGTCAAGGCCAATGTCGATGCCAAGAAGAGCTCCGATTGGCGCGGTACCCATGTTTTCATGACTTCTAATCGGACCGACCCCAATGCCCAAGGCACTTTCGCTAACGACGCCGCTGTCGGTAGGCGATTCCCAATCTTCCTGAGAGGCAAGGTCATCGACGTGACGAGGTCGGGCACGCATGACGATTACGTGCGCTGGGATGTCGGGGTGTGGAGGTACGCCTGTGGCACCTGGATGCTAGAGCATGAGGACTTGACTAACGGCGAGGTTAGGGCCTATGCTTTGCGTGAGCATTTCAAGTTCCAGGCTAGGGAGGCTGCCAGCCGCGACGCCCTCGCCCCTCCAAAAGAGGGCTTCTGCTGCCCCATCTGCAACGTTCGCGTCGATTCGTGCATATGCGATGCTCTAGTTCCGAAGCGCACCACGAAGTCTATCTCTATGGTCTCGAGACTGCAGAACGCGACTGCCGGCCACAAACCTCCCCCCCCCGCTCCTGTGCGTAAGTTGACGCAGCATGAGCGTGATGTTGAGAAATCGGCTTGCTTCGTTTGCCATAAAGTAGGGCATTGGGCGTCTGACTGCACCCACGACTCTGACGATGTTAACAGTTGCTTGGCTGGAGATGCGATTGATAGGTACGTCTTGCTTTTTCCTGCCATCCTAGTGGTTGGGTTTGTGCTCTTTCTAGTGCTGCACTCCTGGGCGACGGGTTACGTCGTTAGGCGCGTGTCGGCCACTGCGAGCGCGCGGGCAACGTACCTTTATGCTTTTTACTCCACTTGGCTCGAGAACGTTGCAGGTAGTATCAGGCGGGCTTGGTCTGGAAGCGCCCTTCCCCTTGAGCTCTTCATTGCCGCGATAACCACCCCGCGATTCGTCGCCATATCCAGTGGTGCGTTGGCTGCCATTGTGGTCCTCAAATTGTACTCCGCGCGACAACGGCCTGTCGTGGCGACGCTTCGCCCTGTGTTTGTCGGCATCGACTATGCGCTCAGCGAGGATATACCCCCCATGACTGCTGTCGAGAGGCGTGTCGTCAGGATTGACTTCATAGTTGGCGCGACCATTGCCTCTAGCGCGTGTGGCTTCCCGCTTGCCCCGCGCACTATGGCCACAGTCGATCATGCTGTTCCGTCCGACCCGCATACGTTACACTTGTGGAAGTTGGATCACGAGAAGCGCCTCGTGAAGTCGACCCATTTGTCTGTTTCCCCTATGATGGAAGCGCGCACTGAGGACGACCTGTATGCCTTCATCGATGCCACTTTGGATGACCCCATGTGCGGGCATGTCCCGAGCGCTGCGTGGGATGCCTACTCTGGTGAGGGTTGGGTCACGTATATCAGCAACGCCATGCCTGAGAAGATGGTCTTGCAGCGCGATCGTGTCATGTTCGAGCCTTGTCGCGAGGTGGTGCCTTATAGACGCAAGAGCGATGGGAAGTCGTGGGTCGCCACCCGGACCTACCGCACCCCTACTAGCTATGCTCACGGGATCAGTGCTGGCTTACTCAGCTGCCTCGAACCCGTGACTAGACGCGTATTGCACATCGGCTTTCTCGTCTGTGGCAACCCCGATAAGCCGACCTACTTTCGACCTTTGGGACGTGACACTAGATCCTGGCCGTCTTCGACTATACCCCTCTCCGGAGGCGCCGAAGCTGCCGATGGTGTTAACGTTTGGGCTGCCTATTGTGGGTGTGCCGTCTTAGGGCGTCCTCACCCCATGTCCCCTGAGGCGCGTTGGCCTGAGCGCATGGCGCATATGAACCCTGTTGCTTCGGTTAGTCTCAACGTACCGCATAAACCTCGCGCTTACAAGGTTTTGTCCCCCCTCGCCGAGTTCGCTTACGGGTTGTGGGGCTATGCGACTGATCAATTCGCCGAGTCCCACACTATGGTCGGGCATTTACCTAACGTTCCACACTCCGTCGATTACTTCTACCATCACGTCGCCGAGATTGCTCCTAGGGATGCCCCTGCTATAGGTAAGGTTCCTTGGGTTCAGATCGTCGCCGGGCTTGTGGCGCGCATGTGCGATCCCCCTTGCCTGCTATACAAGTCTCCTCTACCCCTTTCAGTGGCCGTTGCTGGCGTCCCGGGCGATTCAGTCTTGACCCCTTTAGACTTTTCGACCAGCGCCACCCCCTATCCCGGGCACAAGCGCGACTACGCCACTGATCCAGCGATATACCCCCGCATCGTGACTCCCATTGTCATTGAGCGCGTTCGAGAGATCATCTCTCACGCCATGGCGGGTCGTGCCCATTTCCTCGTAGCCGAGCTCAACCCCAAGCCTAAAGAGGTGATCTCACGTGCTAAGGTTGAGGCCGACGCTGCGCGCGTCATCTACGCTTTTCCGCTCCCTTTCCTTATAGCCCTACGCGTATATCTCCTCCCCGTTTTGGCTTACACTAGGATGAATAATCACGTGTTCAGGACGCTTATAGGCAAGAATGCCGCCGGGAAGGACTGGGATGCCCTGTACAGAGAGTTTGCGGCTGTGTCGGACTGTGCCGTGGATGGCGACCAGCTTAAGTTCGATAAGCTCATGCAGCCCACCATAAAGGCTAGTATCGTCGAGATCGTCCTTAGTGCCTCTAGGCGCTTGGGATATACCCGGTCCGACGTTGCCACCTTGAAGGTGCTCCTGGTTGCGGCTTTGACACCACACGTGCTCCACCGTGGCTCAATCTATCGAACGTTTCACGGGCTCCTTAGCGGGGTGGCTGGCACGGCCGATTTCCAGAGCTGGGCTAGCCTTCTTCTGATTCTTGGCTGCTGTTCTCTTGCCGGCGGCCTTCCCATGGTTGACCGGTTTCTCGATGAGGCTGCTTATGCCTTCTTGGGTGATGACAACGCCTGGGCGGTTAAGCAGGACATGGCGGATATTTTGACCCCCGCCTTCGTCACTGATGCCATGGCTTCCTTTGGCTACGTTTACACGCATGCCCTGGATAAGAACTTGCCTGCTGCTAGGAGACCCCTAGCTGAGATTACTCTTCTCAAACGTTACTTCAGATACGACAGTGAGGTCGGGCGCTACCTGGGCGCTCGTGATAAGAAATCCTTGGCTAAGGAGATGGCCATGGTCGGTAAAAATTCGCGTGGCCTTCCCGACACTGCCGTTGTGTCTGAGATCGCCCACGATTTAGTCCGAGAATCTTGGTTGTGGGGGCGCGATAAGTTTGGCGAGACGGTTTTAGCCTTGTCCCACTTTGCGGGCTCCACCCCCTATCCCAGCTATGAGGAGTGTCTTGTTAGATACGAAGCTGGGACCTTCGAGACGTGGGCCGCTACCTGAGCGGCCCACCCGGAGTGCGCCCGGGTTACCAAAGTGCATCGGTGCACGTGCACCACTGTCCTGGCCAGTGCCCAGGGGATTAGCGCGCCTCAAGCGCAGATCGCGTCCTTAAGCTTTAGCAAGCCACGGCAGGTCGAACACGCATGATCACACATTACGTTGATTCTTCATGCGTAGAGAGCACTCTATTCAGAGTGGCCTATCGCTCTGCGGGCGTCCCCCGCGAAGATGGGCCTCCGAGGCCCGACAGGCCGCGTGCACGGATTCACATGCACAGCGTGGCAGGCTAGAGTGAGCCTGCACACGTGATCAAATTCACTTACTGAAACACAACCAACTACACTTCATACTTCCACATCGAACGCTGTCGACTCCACCGTGACGACTTCGTTTGACGATAACCAGGGCACCACCGAGACCACTATCGATGTTCCGCTGGCTCCCTCGGTCCGCAATGATGACCTGACGATGTGGCTTGAAACCTTTCTTTCTCGTCCCGTCATCGTCGGGACGTTGTCTTGGAGCGCCCTCATTCTCGCTGCTCAGAACTTGAGCCCCTTAGGCCTTGTTCTTAATGACCCAACTATATCCGACAAGTTGCGCTATTTCCAGAATATGCGCTTCACCTTGGTGGTTAGGCTCTCCACGAGCACCACTGCTCACCACTACGGTCTCCTTGGGGTGTCGCTGGTCCCTTACGGCCTGGGCACCACTGCTTACGGGCGCTCTTCCACCGACTACTACACCCTTATGGATGCCAACACTAGCGACGCGGTCACCTTGAGATACCCTTTCTTGTACTACTTTTCCGCCTACCAGATCGCTAGCAACGGTACCATTCCGGATGATTACGCCGTTCTCTGGCTCGATACGTTGCAACCCATTATGAGGGACGATGGTGTTGCAGCCGGCACCCCACCCATAACCGTCACCGCCTGGCTTGAGGACGTTAGCCTGATGGACCCGACTCCTTACACTGCCTACTCTGGTGGTGGTGCCGGTCGCCCACCCCCTATGCTCGCTCCTTTACCGAACAAGGATTTTACCGCTAAGCTTGCTGGTATGAGCGCTAAGCCATCTAAGCCTCCCGGCCTTAAGAAACCGACTGTTGAGGTTGCTCCGCGCAAGAAGCCCGTTCATGAGGGCTCCGCCCCTAGCGGAGCCGTATCCGGTGCTATGTCCCAACTGTCGACGATCATGTCTGCCTACAAAGCTTTTCCTGGCATTGGTAACTATGCCCACGCAGCCGAGATAGGTCTCGGTGCCGCCGCGAATATCGCTAAGATTTTCGGCTTCTCCCGTCCCGTCGCGTCCATGGAGCCGTCTTACATGATTAGTCGCCCCATGTCCAACCTTTCCTCAGGGGTCGGTGCGGACTCTGTCATCAAATTGACCCTCGACCCCGAGAACCAGTTAGCGGTGTCTGGTTCGCAGTTCAACACCATCGACGATCCCCTCGCCCTTCTGAGTCTGACGAAGAGGTGGGGTTATTTCGACTACATCACGTGGTCCACTACGGACGTGGTCGATACTGTCAAAGCGATCCTCCCCGTTACACCTGCTATCGGATCCGTTGTGGGCACTGGGTTCGTGCTTCCACCGGTGTCTCTTCCTACCATGTTCTTTCGTGCTTGGTCCGGCTCCCTCGAGTACCGCTTTGTGATCAGTGCGACCCCTTTTCACCGAGGCAAGCTCCTTTTCTACTATAGCCCCGGCATTGCTTACTCTTCCGTCGTCGCGACTAGCGCTCTTCAGCGTGCCCAGTGCTGCGTGCTCGACGTCGCTTCTGCCACCGAGGCTTCCATCGTTGTTGGCTGGTCCTCCCAGCAGAACGTTCTACTTATCGCCGACGACGACCACAACCCCACAGTGTACATCACGAATCTTTCTACCGCCCCGGGCACTGATTGCAACGGGTCTATCCATGTGCAGGTTCTGGAGCCTCTCATTGCGACCTCTGCGTCTGCTTCTCTTACTATCTCCGTCTTCGTTCGTGGCGGTGATGATCTTTGGTATGGCATTCCTAACTATGTCAACCTCTCAGCCTACAACGCTCTTTCGGGCTCACCTGTCGGCCGTGTGTTCGACGGCAGGGGTGTGACCGATCAAGAGGTGATCCACTGCTCCTTCGGAGGCTCTATTCGCCAGACTCACGCCATCGGTGATGTTGTCGGTGAGACCACCGTTTCTCTCCGTTCCTTGCTGAAGCGGTATGCCCCCACCCTGGTGCTAGTTCCGTCCTCTACTTACTCCACGGAGGCTTACTTGTCGACCCTCGCTACCACCTTTCCGCTCTACCCCATGTGTGCTAGCGTTACCACCACGCAGTTCTGGGCTGCCGATTCCCCGAATTCTGGCGTTTGCCTTGTCCCCAACTCTCCTCACGGGCTCGTCGCCAGATGTTTCCAAGGGACGCGCGGTGGCTACAGGCACAAGGTCCTTGATACTAATGCCGTTTCTAATTCGGCTACTGGCTTCGGTGCCGCCACGCCTTCCATCACTGTTGCCAGCCTCATGTCTCAGGCCGATAGTGGGAACACCCCCACCGTGCGTTATTCCGTCGTTGCCGCTCCCACTGCCGGCATGACCGTGACTCCCCAGTTTCTGACAGGGATGCTTGCGAGTGGCGGTGACTTGCAGAGCAATACCAATGGGGTCATTGCTCAAATCGAGGCCCCAGCAGCTTACGTCCGCAATTATGCCACCCCTCGCCAATCCAATGACCCTAGCACGTACGGTCCCCATGGCTTCAGGCTGGCTCAAACTCGTTCCAATTGGACGACGACACCCGTGTGGACTGTCCTTAGTGCGGCGGCTGAGGACACTAATTTTATCTTCTGGCTTGGTTGTCCTATCCTGGCGACCAGCCCGACCACCAACCCCGTTTTACTGGGGTCATTGATGCCTTGACCTATTGACGTGGTCTCGGTACAGCAGTAGGTGCTTAACCTACATCTTTCTAGTGATGATCTTTGATCGTCGCGCCTTTCAACCCCGTTCGGGGCGAATTTTGACGTGC